GTCGTCGATCCATCGCTTGCAACACTCCCAGCATCCTCATTGTCCACGTCCTGTGGATTGGGACTCCTTCTGTTCTCAGGCGGAACGTTGAGTTGCCGAAGAATGACTCCAGCACGCGCAGGAAAGTTGCGTCTGTGAACCTGCGGTCCCATCAATTCAAATGTGAAAATCTGGGCATCAAATGCACTCCTACGCAATTCTCGTAGCACACCTCGATGGTTCCGCAACGTTTCCTCACTTATCGTCTCCAATGGTTGTGGGGGAAAAATGTACTCACGCACTCTTGTTATCAATCCTGGCCGAAAATGACGATCATCGGTTGCCGGTTGATCAAAAAGCTGTGGCAATCGAGGCACCGGAAAAGTGGGATCACCAAAGGATACATGAGTAAAAGACCACCTCACCTCCATGAAAAATCGAAAGATGGAAGGTACAACTACGCATTGATAGAACAACAAATACACCCAGGCAGCAATTGGCTTCGTCAACAGGCCATTGGACGTGAGAGTCAAAAACAAAATCCAACCAAAACTGGGGTTTCGTTCCAAAATGTGAACATGCCACTTCCCTCTCGCTAATTGAACCCACATGTAGAGGTAAAAGGGAAAACTCAAATTGGCGAGCCAGTGTTCCCAACGGAAAAAGATGTCCCAGCCAGAACCGCGACAATGATCGTACAAGTCAACTGCTTCTGGAATTGTCTCACTTCCGCACTGATTGGTCAATACTGGTTCTTCATGCTTCACATACTCTTTGTTCGCGGGTGGTGTTTCATTCAACTGCAACTGGTGTGCCACTCGCTGATCATACGTTCTATCAAGTTGTGAACACAAATGTCGGATTCCGGCTTCATCGGCAACTTTCTTCAGCTTTTCAACACGATCTTCATAAATTTCACGACCATAGAAAAACCAGTCATGGGCTGAAGACTCTATATTGGTTGCACTGTGTTCTGCCATGTTCAACTCTTTGGACAACACGTGTGAATGCAATCGTTTGAAAATTGATTCTTCGCTAAGAATGCCCACTTCGTATCCAAGATCCGGATGGTAAAAATTTTTCCGCTTGAGAAAGTCAACGGACTCTTCGGAAAGATACTCAACCGGCGTAGACGTTTTGTCGGGCATAGTAAAAACCATTTCATGCTCAGCCAACCATTTTGCATATGATATGTGGTTGAATTTGGGACACTGAGCAGAAACTGAACCAATTACATCGTCACCATACGTAATGAAACTACAATTTTCCTTGAAATCCAGGTCGGGATACAGGGTGAAGAAACAACAACGTAAGAGCAAAGAATTTACGAATGAATTTATTATGACTGTCAGATTTTGGCCAGATGGATTAGATCCAAAAATCTGGATGAGGTCTCCGTTGTTAGCGAGAATAGGGTAAACAATTTCGCTCACGACCATTTCCATGATGTGAATATCTTCCGCTGTGTAGCCTTCACACAATCGTGCGATATCTATAAGAACATCGAAGGCAGCAATAGTCAACTGGGCAGGCATGCTTACGTCATAGTTCTTGTAGTCACCTGCCAATACGCGTTTCTTGCCTTTCTCCATAGCATAATTCCACAT